GTTGGAGTTACAGGCACTGGCGACGGCAACATCGGAACAGGAAATGTACCGCAAGCAGGGGAGAGCGAGTTCTCTGGCTAACCTCCTTACACTAAAAGAACAAGTAATTCAAAGACGAAAGGATAAAGACGATGGCTAAAAAATTCCCAGACCTAACAGGCGACGGTAAAGTGACTCAGGCAGATATTTTAAAGGGTCGGGATGTTTTTAATGAGGGGGGTGAAGTTGATAATTACATTCAGCTTTATCAACAGATGCAAATGTCTTTAAATCAAGCGGAGACAGAAGAAGATAAAAATAAAATTCGTGAAAGATTTGAACAGTCCGTACAGGGCTTTGACCAAAGCGTTATTATGGAGGCGTTTAAAAAGATGGACGCCATGAGAGACTCAAGAGCTATGGGAGGATCTTTAATGGTTCCTCCAGAGCGCGAAGGTTATGCCGCTGGCGCTATTGCTAAACTTATAAAGTCTGCGGCAAAGAAAGTAGACGACAAACTTGAATCAGAATTATATAAACAGACGGGTATAGACGAAGATACGCCCGGAGTTATTGCCACACCTAGAGGCGCAGTGGTTGGTAAAAAGAAAGTAAAGGCTTTTGGGGATGTAAAAACTCAAAAAGGCGGTATCTATGGGGGTGCGGCAGGCATTACAGCCTCTGAGCTTTTAGATATGTTTGACGGCAATGAGCAGGCTTTAGTTGCGTATGCCGAAGCAAATGATGATCTACCTTCAAGTTCAGAAGCCTCTGAATTTGAAAAAGCATTTAGTAAGGCCTTTAAAGCTGGAGAAGATACTTTTGAGTTTAAGGGTAAGACTTACACCACTGAATTAAAAAGAGGTCAAAAAGCTGATGGTGGGCCTATGCCTGTAGACACCTACGATAACATCAGCCCAGAAGAAGAAAAGCAACAGGCTGAAGATATGCTTCCAGACGATGAAATGGAAGAAGAATACATAGAGTATGTAACTGGCGAAGTATTAGAACCCGAAGAGCAAGAATATTTATTTAAGGTTCTAGACGAAGATCCAAGACTAGAAGGGATCTTAGATAAAGTAATTCTTAATGCAACAGAATTTGCTGGTTCTGGGGAAGTTGAAGGCCCCGGTACTGGCATATCAGATTCGATACCCGCAAGGTTATCGGATGGTGAGTTTGTAATCACCAGAAAAGCGACTGACCAAATAGGCGCAGACAATCTCCAAAAAATGATGGACGATGCTGAACGTGCTTATGATGGCGGTCTTTTGGCAAAAGCAGAAGGTGGAATGCCTGTAGAGGGCATGGAAAGATATGACATGGAAAAAGATGATGAAGATACTCTTCAACGTCAAATGGCATATGCAAACCGGATGCCTAGCTTAATGAACCAATAAGGCTACCTAGAACTCTAGCCCCTTATTATTTTATAACCTTGAGGCCACCTTGTAGTATCAAGACCCTGTGTTAGAAGCGCAATAACACAGCCACCTTGAAGAGACAACAAGCCCCAGAAAGGAGAAGTGACATGAGTGAAGAAAAGCAAGCGAATCCGTACAACGCAAAAAAGTCTTGGCATACAAATGATGTTAAAGCTACTAACAGTGCAGATTCATTATTTTTTGAGGAACAAGAGGCTACTTCCGAAAACGGAACCCCTCAAGAAGAAAATCGTCCTCGTACCAATTATAAAAAAAGGTATGATGATCTAAAAAAACATTACGATCAAAAAATCTCTGAGTTTAAGCAACGTGAACAAGAACTAGAAGCTATGGCACGATCTGCTCAACCGCAGTATCAACCGCCAAAAAGTGCTGAAGAACTTGAGCGTTTTAAAGCAGAGTATCCTGATCTATATGATACTGTCGAAACAGTTGCTCATATGAGAAGCGAAGAGCAAATGAACGCTCTTCAAAAAAAGCTATCAGCAATTGAAATGCGTGAGGCAGAAATGTCAAAGCGTGATGCTGAGATGGCTCTTAGAGAGCGACACCCTGACTTTGAAGATATCAGGGGTGATGACAACTTTCACGAATGGGCTAAGACTCAGCCTGAAGAAATTCAGCGTTGGATCTACAAAAACCCAGATAATGTTGGATTAGCTAGTCGTGCAATAGATCTTTATAAGATGGAAAATAATATTGCTATTAAGAAATCTTCTCGTCCGTCACAACTTTCGCGGTCCAATGCGGCTGACATGGTATCAACAAAGACTACCGGCGTTGAGCCACGCGAAGCTAAAATTTGGACACAACGGGAAATTGCCGCCCTGTCTATTGATGAGTATGATCGTTACGAAGAGGAAATTGATCGTGCTATCGAAGAAGGACGGGTAGCAAGATAACACTTGTCTTTTTAGGAGATTTTTAACATGGCTTATAACCAATCAGATCAGTACTTTGAGCCGACTACAGATACAGATGCGAACTTTGCAAACTCTGTAGCGGGTCAGACTAACTCGTACTTCCTTCCTGCTGTCTATTCCAAGAAGGTACTCAACTTTTTTCGGAAGTCTTCAGTAGCGGAAGCTATCACTAACACCGACTATGCTGGTGAAATTACTGCTTACGGCGATACAGTACGTATCATCAAAGAGCCGGTAATCACCGTTTACCAATATGAGCGTGGTCAGGACGTAACTCAAACTAAGTTGACCGATCAGGAAGTCAACCTCGTTGTCGATACGGCGAACGCATTCAAGTTCATCGTTGACGATATCGAAACTTCTATGTCTCATGTCAACTTTAAGGAAGTTGCATCTTCTTCAGCCGCTTACGCACTGCGTGATGCTTTTGATGAGGGTGTGATTGCCACTATGTTTGCTGGCGTCCCTGCGGCTTCTCCGAACCACATCCTCGGTTCTGATAATGCTACTGACTTGGCGGCTGGTACTTTCGACGGTACTGGTAACCTCGACATTGGCTACGCTTCTGGTGAGCATGATCCTATCGACGTTCTTTCACATATGGCGCGTTTGCTTGATGAGCAGAACATTCCAGAAGAAGGTCGTTGGTTCCTTGCTAACCCTGAGTTCTATGAGCAACTGGTACAAAGTAGCTCTAAGCTCTTGAGCGTTGATTTCAATGCAGGCCAAGGCTCCATCCGTAACGGTTTGGTAAGCTCTGGTAAGTTGCGTGGTTTTGATATGTACAAGACCAACAACATTGCGGCGACTACTAACGCGGCTGGTAAGTGTATTGCTGGACACATCTCATCCACCTGTACTGCACAAACTATTGTGAATACAGAAGTGATTCGTGATCCGTCTAGCTTTGGTGATATCGTTCGCGGCCTGCACGTTTATGGTGCTAAGGTTCTGCGTGGCGAAGCTTTGGTTTCTGCCTTCTACGGCATCGACTAAAACTGATAGGGGGATGAAATACTCCCCCTTTTCTTTTCTGGAGATAAGTAATGCCACAGATTGGAAGTGAACAACAGCCAATTAGAATGAGTCCTAAAAGACGAACTAAGGTAAGCGGTCAGTACCTTAAGTATGAAAACCGTAAAAAATACGAAGATAACTATGATCGTATTTTTAGAAAGAAGGAGAAGACTACATGAAAGACAAAAATATGTATGGTCATGGTGGTCGAGCTAAAGCTGAACATGGCGGCAAGATGTATGGGCGTAAGAAAAAAATGGGCGGTGGTCAAATGTATGCACAAGGCGGTAGCGTTCAGCCTATGTATGGAAGCACTGTAGCAGATGCCATGCCTAAAGGGAAGAAAAACTAATGACTACTCAAATTGAAAAACGCGAATACAAGTCTATCCAAGAAAAAGAGCGTATGTGTGCTGAAATGACAGGTAATCAGTTTCCGTATCAAAAGCAAGCGGAAGTGAAGTTTCCTAAAGCTCGTAATGAGCAGGAGAACCCTGATGCAAGTCGCGGCACCTAAAGGCTACCACTGGATGAAAAGTGGCAAGACCTACAAGCTGATGAAAGATCCAGCGGGTGGGTACAAGCCGCACAAAGGCGCTTCTAAAAAAGCCAACTTTGAAATACAAAAGGTTCATAAAAAATAATGGCGACTACATACCTAGATCTTACTAACGAACTACTGCGAGAAATGAATGAGGTTGTATTGACCTCTAGTAATTTTGCATCTGCTGTAGGTATTCAAGCACACGCCAAAGATTGTGTCAATCGCGCATACCTTGATATTGTTCTTGAAGAACCTCAGTGGCCTTTTCTTGCTGTAGGCGAAAGTGGTTCTACAGATCCGCTATACGGTAATGTAACTGTAGAGACTGTCGCTAATCAGCGTTGGTACGAACTTAAAGCCGCTAGTTCATCTTTGGTAGATGACTATGGCTATGTAGATTGGGATGACTTTTACATGACTACAGTGGGTGTATCAGGCGAAACAGCCCCTTACGTAAGTCAGAACTTAAAATTTATAACCTTAGAAGAATGGAAAGACTATCATCGTGCTAAAGAAAATCAAGACGATGCTGGAGATGCTAATGGCGGTGAGCCTCGCAGAGTCTTTCGTAGTAGTGATGGACGTAACTTTGGATTGAGTCCAATACCTGACAAAGTATATCGTATTCATTTCTTTGCGTTTAATCAAGCTACCGAATTATCAGCATATGGCGATACAATTGTTTTTCCAGATGTTTATAAAACTGTGTTGCTTGCACGAGCTAGATACTACGTGCATCAGTTTAAAGAAAACATTCAGCCAGCCGCATTAGCTTTAGAAGAATATCGCAGAGGCTTACGGCTTATGAAAAATGCTTTAATGTTTCCAGTACCTAAGTACATTAAAGATGACCGAATGAGGCTTGTTTAATGTCTCAGGCTTATGGTTTTGCGGCAAAAGGAGGATTAAACACTAACCTAAACTCTTTGGAGTTGTTAGGCAATCCCGGCTTTGCTGTACGACTTTCTAACTTTGAAGTAGATCCAGATGGTGGCTATCGACGGATTAATGGCTTTACACCTTTTGGTGGTGCATCAGCCGTAAGACCTAATACTACGAACAGAGTTTTAGGAACCTTTGCATATGCTGATGGCGTTATTATTTGTTCAGGCACAGATATTTTCTTTAGTAATGATGGAGCTACTTGGCTACAGATAAATCGTAGTTCTGTGGCTGGTAGTGGAGATAACTATACAACTTTTACAGGTCGATCAACTTTAACGCGCACAGGCCAAGACCAGTGCCAATTTGCTCTTTTTGAAGGGCCTGCCTATAACTATGGGGAAGTAATTATAGCAGATGGCGCTAATAAATTATATTCTTTTAGAATGGAAGGTACTGGAGATTTAAATACTCGTACTTTTTTTGCAGGAGAAATAGCTGTTGCTGGCACAAACTCAGTTAAATATATTACAGTTCATGACCATCATTTAGTGGTGGCAGGCGTAGCTAATAACTTAAACACAGTTTATTATAGTGTATATAACGACCCCTCTAATTTTACTGGTGCTGGTGCTGGTGCTATATCAATTTCAGATCAAATACAAGGGATTAAAGGTTTTAGAACAGATTTAATTGTTTTTACAAGAAATAGTATTCATAAACTTATAAATATTAATGACTCACAAGCTGTTCGTATAGATCCTATTGCTGAAAACGTAGGTTGTCTTAGTGGATATAGTATTCAAGAAATTGGAGGTGATCTAGTTTTTCTTGCGCCTGATGGTATTCGTACTGTTGCGGGTACAGCAAGGATTGGTGATACAGAGTTAAGCTCTATTTCTAGACAAATACAAAGTGTTATTAGAGAAGTAAACCAAAATATAACAGATTATGTTATTGATAGTTGTGTCATACGCGAAAAATCTCAGTATCGTCTTTTTTATTCAGGGCCTAATGAAACCATTGCAAATGCTTTAGGAATTATTGGAACCTTTACAGGCCAAGGTTTTGAATGGTCTGAAACGCAAGGCATTCAGGCTTTTGGACTTAGTTCTACAATTGATTATAACGGTCTTGAAAAAGTTTATCACGGCGATAAAGACGGATATATTTATAATCATGATACAGGCACTTCTTTTTTAAGTGGAGGTGCTGAACAAAACATCACAGCTATTTATGAAACAGCCGATTTAGATTTTGGAGATATTGGAACTAGAAAAACTTTAAAATATGTTAGAACTTCTTTTTCTCCTGAAGGGGAAATAACCCCTACACTAAGACTTCGATATGATTATAAATCTAGCGATCTTTTACAACCCCCAGATATAGAAATTACTGGTATACCATTACCCGCAATTTTTGGAGAAGCTTTGTTTGGCACTGCAACCTTTGGAGGTACAAACGATCCAATGGTAAGAACAATTGTGCAGGGTAGTGGAACTACAGTTAGTCTACGACTTAAAACAGAAGATAAGAATTTTCCGTATGCAGTTAATGGTTTTTATATAGACTATATGCCATCAGGTAGGAGATAATAATGGCTCAAACTTATACACGACAAAGTACATTTGCTGATGGCGATACAATTACTGCCGCACTGTTTAATGACGAATATAATCAGCTAGTAAATGCTTTTGCGTATTCTAGCACCAGTGCAACAACAACAGGCCATAGGCATGATGGCACCGCAGGGCAAGGCGGTAATATCCCAAAGATTGGTGATCTAGATTTTTTAAATAAGATTGAAGTTGATAGTACTAACAATCGTTGGGGATTTTATGTAGAAGTCTCTAGTGCCGCAGTAGAACAGATTCGTATTCAAGATGGCGCTATTGTTCCTGTAACAGATAATGACATTGATCTTGGAAGTAGCTCACTAGAGTTTAAAGATCTTTACATTGATGGTACAGCAACCATTGATACTCTTACGGTTGATGAAGCCGCAACAATAGGCACAACTCTTGGCGTAACAGGCGCTACAACCCTATCTAGTACCCTTGCTGTCACTGGAGCGGCTACACTAAGCTCTACGTTGGCTGTAACAGGCACTTCAACACTGACGGGTAATGTTACAACCACAAACGACTTAAGTGTTGGTGGTAATCTTACAGTCACTGGTAATGCTACGATCTCTGGTAACCTTACGTTTGGTGATGCCGACACAGATAGTATTACACTTACGGCAGATGTTGCATCAAACATTACTCCAGATACTGATGACACTTATGATCTTGGAAGCTCTACAAAAGAGTGGCGTGATATTTATATTGATGGCACAGCCTATCTAGATGCTATTAACTTCAACGGTACAGCAATTACTGCTACAGCCGCTGAACTTAATATTATGGATGGCGTTACATCTACAGCGTCTGAACTAAACCTAGTAGATGGTTCTAGTGCAGGAACGATTGTAAATAGTAAAGCCGTTATATATGGTTCTGCCGGTGAAGTTAATGCGACTACTCTACAAGTAGGTGGAGTATCTATTACATCTACTCCAGCAGAACTTAATATCCTTGACGGTGTAACAGCCACAACAGCAGAATTAAATTATACAGACGGCGTTACTTCAAATATTCAAACGCAGTTAGATGCTAAACAATCACTTGATGCAGATCTTACTGCTATTGCCGCTCTTTCAAACACTGACGGTAATTTTATAGTTGGTAATGGTACTACGTGGGTTGCTGAGTCAGGAGCTACTGCAAGGGCTAGTCTTGGCTTAACAATAAGCTCTGATGTTCTTGCGTATGATGCAAATCTTCAAAGCTTTGTTACAGCCTTTACGCTTCCTACTTCTGATGGAACTTCAGGACAAGCTTTAATTACAAATGGATCAGGTACAATATCTTTTGGAGATGTTGATTCCCTTCCAAGTCAAACAGGTAACAGCGGATACTACTTAACCACAGACGGCACTAACGCTTCTTGGGACAATTTAAAAGCTAGTCCGACCTTTACAGGCACTGTGACGATTAGTAGCACAGACGCCCTTACACTGCCCGTAGGTACAACAGCACAGCGTCCTACAGCGGCTCAAGGCATGATTCGTTATAACACAACGACAAGCGGCTTTGAAGGTTACAACGGTTCTGCGTGGAGTTCGTTGGGCGCTCAGTTTGCATACACAAGAACATCTGCAACAGCTACTGCATCTCAAACAACATTTTCTGCCACCTATACGGCTGGTTATGTAGACGTATATTTAAATGGTGTAAAGCTTGTTAGTGGTACAGACTTTACTGCTACTAACGGAACTTCTGTTGTTCTAACTACAGGAGCTACAGTAGGTGACAGCGTTGAAATACTAGCTTACGAAACTTTTGCAGTAGCTAATGCTTTAATTGCTAGTAATAATCTTTCAGATCTTAGCAGTGCTTCTACAGCACTTACAAATCTTGGAATTACTTCAACAGCGGCAGAACTAAATATTCTCGACGGCGTTACAGCTACTACAGCAGAAATTAATTATGTTGATGGCGTAACCTCTAACATTCAAACACAGCTAGATACTAAGGCTGGAACTGGTAAAGCCATTGCGATGGCTATTGTATTCGGATAGGAGCTAAAACATGGCGGCACCAAACATTGTAAATGTATCCACTATTACAGGCAAGACAGCTTATCTTGCGTTATCTACTACTAGCGCAACTTCTCTTGTAAGTAATGCGGCATCTAGTGGTAAAGTTTTTAAGATTAATATGATTCAAGTTGCAAATGTAGATGGCACAAACAATTGCGATGTAACTGTTGATTATCATACTGCGGCGTCAGCAGGAGGAACAGCATATTCATTAGTTTCTACTGTTTCAGTACCGGCTGATGCTTCTTTAGTTGTAGTTGATAAAAATACAGCAATTTATCTTGAAGAAGATAGGTCTATTTCTGTTACGGCAGGAACCGCAAACGACCTAGAAGTTATCGTAAGTTACGAAGAAATTAGCTAATAGGAGCTAGTCGTGGCTAAAGATAAAGGCGGCTTTATTGGCTTTAACGGTTTAGAAGAAGCCTCAAAGGTTTTTAGTGGTATTTGGGCTTTAGCTACCCACGTTCAAAATAAAACTGGGTGGCCCGGAGGTGTGCCAATTGCAGATTACCTAATTATTGCAGGCGGGGGCGGAGGCGGCACTCAAATTGCCGCTGGAGCAGGGGCTGGTGGTTATCGTGAGTTTACTAACCAAACGCTTACATCAGGCGTTACTTACACTGTTACAGTAGGGGCAGGCGGTGCAGGCGGAGTAAACACAAGCACTAGAGGCTCAAACGGCTCCGATAGCTCGTTTAATTCTGTGTCTTCTAGCGGCGGTGGTGGCGGTGGTTCATACAGTGGCGGCACAGAAGAGGATGGCGGTGACGGAGGCTCTGGAGGTGGAGCGTCTGATGGTGCCGCTACAGTGGGTTCTGGTAACGCTGGCGGCTACACACCCTCAGAAGGAAATGACGGAGGCTTAGGCGTAACTAAGAACGGTCCGGGCGGTAGTGGCGGTGGAGCCGGTAGCGCTGGAGGCAATGCAGTTAATGGCACGAACGGTGGCAATGGTGGTGATGGTTCAGCATCTTCAATAACTGGCTCATCCGTGACACGGGCGGGTGGTGGAGGCGGTGGTTGTTGGCCTGATGCAGGAACCTCAACGCCGGGAACAGGCGGTTCTGGAGGCGGTGGTGCTGGAAGCGATGGTTCTTCTGCCGCTGGAACAGGCACGGCTAACACTGGCGGTGGCGGTGGTGGCGGAAGCTACCCAAGCAACACAACTGGCGGAACAGGCGGTTCAGGCGTTGTAATTATCAGAACGCTAAATACAGCTACAGCTACAACAGGTTCGCCAACCGTAACCGCAGACGGCAGTTACACTATTTATACATTTACGGGTTCAGGGAGTATTACGTTCTAATGGCACATTTTGCAGAATTAAATGAAAATAATGAAGTTTTAAGAGTCATTGTTGTAGCTAATCCAGAACTTCTTGATGGTGATGGTGTTGAACAAGAGTCTCTTGGAATATCTTTTTGTAACACATTGTTTGGTGGCACATGGAAACAGACTAGCTACAACAACAATATACGAAAGAATTTTGCAGGCATTGGGTTTACATACGATAGTGGTCGTGATGCTTTTATACCGCCTAAGCCATACGCAAGCTGGGTTTTAAATGAAACAACGTGTCAATGGGAAGCCCCTACTACAAGACCTGATGATGGTAATATGTATGAGTGGAATGAATCAACCACTAGCTGGGATCAAGTAGATGTCTAGCCGTCATCAAGGCAATATTATTTCTTCAACTAAAGTAACGCCAACAAGTAGCGCGGCAAGTGGTGTTTGGAGCGTTCAAGAAGCTAATACATTTGTAGGAAAACAAAAATGGCCCGGAGTTGCTGTTAGTGTTGATATTGAATATTTAGTTCTTGCTGGCGGTGGCGGCGGAGGTGGTGGTACTTATCATGGGGCTGGTGGTGGTGCAGGCGGCTACAGAACTGCTTCTAGTTTTAGCTTAACATCAGGAAATGTTTACACAATTACTGTAGGTGCTGGAGCAAGTCAGACAGCTACAGGACAAGCAGGTTCAACTGGTAGTGATTCGTCTATATCTGGAACAGGAATTACTACAGTAACGTCATCTGGCGGAGGTGGAGGAGGAAACTATTCAGTTAGCGTTACCAACAGCACCGGCACTGGTACTGGATACGGAAGAGACGGCGGATCAGGAGGTGGTGGCGCAAGACTAGGAAACATTGCGGGTAGTGGAAACGCAGGGGGATACAGTCCATCTGAAGGCAATGATGGCGGTGATGGAAATAATTCTGCACCAAATTATGGCTCTGGAGGCGGTGGAGGTGCTGGGGCCGCAGGACAAGATGGCACTTCTTCAGCGGCTGGAGCAGGAGGAAACGGTACTGCTAATTCTATAACAGGCTCTAGTGTTACATACGGTGGTGGTGGCGGAGGCGGTGCTTACCAAACCGGCGGGGCCGCTGGAGGCTCTGGTGGAGGTGGTGCTGGCGGTAATAGCTCAAACGGTGTAAATGGAACTGCTAATTTAGGAGGCGGTGGAGGTGGCGCAGAGTCGCACACAAGCTTCGTTGGAGGAGCAGGAGGTTCAGGAGTTGTAATTATAAGAACTTTAGAAACAGCAACAGCTACAACAGGCTCACCAACTACAAGCACCGATGGTAGTTATAATATTTATAAATTTACAGGCTCTGGCACCATTACATTTTAATCGTATATTTGGAGTAATAGAACATGAGCAATGCTAGAACAATTGCAGACTTAGGTGGCGTAACTTCCACAGCTACAGAACTTAATTATTTAGATATAACTACTTTAGGAACTAGCGAAGCATCTAAGAGTTTAACAGCAGATGCTAATGGTGTGGTGACGTTTGATAACGGCGTTTCAGAAGAGTACACAGCAGTTACATCTAGTAGTAATGCTACGACTGTAAACCTCCGTGATGGTACAAACTTTAGTCATACACTGACTGAGAATACTACGTTTACGTTTAGCAACCCAGCGTCTAGCGGCAAGGTATCTGCGTTTACATTAAAACTTGTGCAGGACGCTAGTGCCTCTGGTTACACGGTAACGTGGCCTGCGGCTGTAGATTGGCCTAGTGCTACAGCACCTACGTTGACAGCTACAGCTTCAGCGGTTGATTACTTTGTATTTATTACCCATGACGGTGGAACAACTTGGTATGGCTTTACGGCAGGGCAAGCTCTGGGATGAGTAGGTTAGCTTTAAAAGCAATTCAAGCCGCCGCTGGTAACGCTGGTGGCATACCGTGGGATATTTCTACGGCTGTTTTTAATGGAAAGCCAAAAAATTGGCTATACCTTGGTGATGTTGAAGCCCTTCCTTATGGCGTATCTTTTAAGTCTGATGGTTATAAAATGTATATAACAGGGCAAGGATCAGCCAAAATATCAGAATATAATTTAAGCACTGCTTGGGACGTTAATACCGCTACATTATTACAACAAGCAGATTTAAGTACTCAAACAACAAGTCCAAGGGATATTTTTTTCAAAGAAGATGGAACCAAAGTTTATGTTCCTGAAGGAACAAATGATACAGTTTTAGAATACGATTTAACTACTGCTTGGGACATTTCATCACTTTCTTATGTTCAAAGCGTGTCTGTTGCTTCACAAGAAACCATCCCGAACGGCGTATTTTTTAAATCTGATGGTACTAAAATGTACATAGCTGGTTTTGGTGGTGATGAAGTTAATGAGTTTGATTTAAGCACAGCTTGGGATGTTACAACAGCATCTGTTGTTAATACCTTTAGTGTTTCTGCTCAAGATAGCGCCCCAAGAGGATTATTTTTTAAAGATGACGGTACTAAAATGTTTGTGGGGGGTGGTTCTGGTGACGACGTTAATGAATACAGTTTAAGTACAGCTTGGAATATATCTACTGCAACCTACGTTCAAACTTTTAGTATTCTTAATGAAGACAACAACTTATACGGCTTAACTTTTAAAGACGATGGGACCAAGATGTATGTCTTGGGTAGGCAAAACTTTTCTGTTTATGAATATGATTTAAGTACAGCTTGGGATGTTTCAACAGCTTCTTATTCTTCTCAAAGTCTCAGTGTTTATAAAGAAGA